CAGCACCGTAGCCGGGTATCAAAACGGCACCGTAAATAATAATATAAATAATAATATAAATAATAATATAAAGAAAGATGCTAAAGCATCTAAAGAAAATCCGGACGGATTTTCACAAGACAATTTTTCAAACGAAGAAAAAACAGTTAAAGCAAGTATTGTTTATGGGTTTACCCCGGAATTGTTGGACGTCAGAAAACAAGTAATTGATAAAGTTGATAATTACTTTGCAAAACTTGTATTCCCATTTGATAGCGATGAATTTAAACGGAACTTTTATATTTTGATGTGTCAACCGAAATGGAGAACGTCGCAAAAGAGTTTTTCAGCGATACAAGCAAACTTAAATGGTTTGAGTAAATACCCGGAAGAATTTGCGCTGATTCTGATAAAAGAAAGCATTTCAAAAGGTTGGGCGGCGTTAGAATATGATTCAACCCCCGAAAAATACGAAAAATGGGAAAAAATGAAACGTTCCGTAAAGACAGAGCAGCAAAGAAGCAAAGAAATTGCGGATATGATGAAGTATTTAAACAATGATTTTGATTGATATGGGAGCAATTGAAAAAAAAGAAAATACGGCGTTAGAAATATATAATACCAAGCCCGGAACAAAAGCCATTGAAGTACGCCGTAGAATGGTGCAATTGCCGGAGGTTGCCAAAGCATTAAACCCAGTTGAAAAATATGTTTTCGCAGCGTCAACAAAAACACCAATTGCGGAAATTGACGATGCAAAATTAGTTGAAAATCTTTCGTTACTGTTTAAGCGTATAGCAATAGACGTTGGTTATATAATACCACAGAATGAAAATGATTGGAATTATATACAATCCCGGTTGTTGGATATTCTGAAACGTTATTACTCAGATATGACGTTGGTTGATATTAAGATAGCTTTTGAGTTGGCGACGACCGGGGAATTAGACGAATTTTTTCCGAAAGATAAATACGGGAACCCGGACAAAAACCATTATCAACAGTTCAACGCCGATTACTTTGCAAAGATTCTGAAAGCATACAAGCAAAAGCAGACAGATGTAATTGCCAAAGCATACAAAGCTATACCGGGAAAAAACAATGAAATTTCGCCGGAGCAAATCCGGAGATTTGAGATACAAAGACAATGGCGGAACCGTTATATTTTCCTTTGCTACAAATACACCGGGAAATTAATATTGGGGCTAACTGATGATATGTTTTTGTATGAATGGTTGCAAAAATGCGGGTTGGCTGATGATGTACAAGTTAAAGAGGACGACCGCAAAGAAGCGTTTGCCCGGTATATGCAGCGTGTAGCCCGTGGAATGATAAACCAATATACGGCGTTTCAAGTTCGCCGGAAAGGAACCGAAAGCCCGGAAATTGATTTTACGGCGTTTGAGGTTGCCCGGAAAAAGGAGATTATAAAAGCATTTGACCGGATGATTTCCGAGGAAATGCAAGTTGATAACTACATGAAGTTTTAAATATGGAACTATTTATTGTTTGCTTTATAATTGGCGTAATAGGTTATTTTACAAAAGCGGGAGGTTATATATGGAAAAAAATATAAGAATTTCAGCAGTAGTGGGAATTGACCCGGGAAGCAATGGCGGTATTGTAACATGGCGACCAAACCACAATATAACCGCCATAAAAATGCCGGAGGATATAAACGACATAAGAGATTATTTGAATCATTTGAAAACAATATGTTCGCCAATTGTTTTTCTTGAAAAACTAAATGTGCGCCCGGATGATATAACGCCGGGTGCCGATGGCGTCAATATGGGAAAGTTGTACCGAATACAAAAGATGATGGCAAACTTTGAGCAGTTGAAAGCAATCATTTCAGTTTGCGACATTCCGTTTGTTATGGCGCATCCTATGAAATGGCAAAACGAATTGAAGTTGCGGGCAAAGATAAGCCGGAAAAAGGAGGAAAAGAGCGAGCGAAAACGCAGATACAAAGAGATTGCCGGGAATTTGTACCCGGAATTGAAACCGACATTGTGGAACGCCGACGCCACGTTGATAATGCACTTTGGACGATACATTTTGCGCAACAACCCCGGTTGGGTGCGTCAGAATTTACCAAGCAATATGCACGAACGTTTGTTTTAGCCACGTAGAGCGATTTTAATTCCAAAATGGATAAAATATACATGGAAGAAGAAAAAGCCCCGCAAATCGAAAATCCGGGAAAAATAACGTTGGAAGAGTTCGCCGAGTTAATTCGACAAATGCGACATAACCAACGCAGATATTTTGCCCAACGCAGACCGGAAATATTGGAAACGTGTAAACGTTTAGAGGGTGAAGTTGATGCAATTGTTGCTAAAATAACAGATAAACAAATGAGGCTGTTTTGATTTATGCCCGGAATGTATAACGTTCCGGGTTTATTGTTTTTTCTTGAAAATAAAAAGAAAAAATTTTGGTAGTTAAAATGTTATGCGTATATTTGCAGTGTCAAACAATGAAAGACCCCACAGCCTAACCAAAATGCAAAAAGACTGTTGAAAGATTAAGTTCGTAAGAGTAGAAAGTAAGCAACGGTATCTACAAAGGGTTAAATGATGGTTCGGTAACCGATTAAATGAAGTGATAAAGCCAAAATCTTTCAGAGTACGACAAACACCGACCGGGCGGGTTCCCGGATAAATTATAAAACTATGAAGTTATTAGAGATTCACAAAAACGGTATTAATGCGCATAATAATGAAGTTTCATTTTATGGCATAGATTTTCAAACAAAAACATTGATGTTTGATGGAATAGAAAACGTTGAATGTGCAATAGAAATTGCAAAAGAGTTAGGATATAAGATTTCTGAAATACAAATGGTGTTTTGATATGTTTATAGATGAAGTAGGAGCAACCCGGCACGCAATAAGCGACAAAGAGTTGAACGAATTATACAAGCGTTTGGAAAATTTCATTGCTGATTGCACGGTTGAGGAAGCGAAAGAAAGCCGGGACGCATTTGTTAAGGTGCAAACAATGATATACCAAAGAATGAGAGAATTAACAAAATAATATTAACCGCCGAAAGGCACAAACCGAGATCATTATGATAGTAAAGAAATTAGAATTGGTAAATTTCCAAGTAATTAAAGAGTTTAACGCAGATTTTGACGGTAATGTTTATTTCATTACCGGGGATAATGAGTTGGGAAAATCAACGGTATTAAAAGCAATTGGGGCTTTGTTGACCGGGAACCGTGACGCCGTATTGAAGAATGGAGAAAGCAAAGGTTTTGCAAAAATGATTGTCGGCGACGACGGCGAGGAATACGAGATTGAATTGAAATTCACGAAAGCAAACCCACGTGGCACGTTATCAATTAAATCAAAGACAACCGGAATGAAAAGTGATAACGTTTCTATGTTACAAAAGATTTTCGGTTATACAGATTTTGACGCCGTGGAATTTTCCCGTTGGTCGGAAACCGCCGAGGGACGCAGAAAGCAAATTGAGGTTGTAAAGTCTTTGTTGCCGGAAGAAGTAAGAACAAGGATTGCCGAAATTGATACAACCGTTGCCGGGATTAAAACAGAACGTACCGGAGTAAACCGAGATTTGAAAACCTACAAATCAATATCAGATGCAGCCGGGCAGGGATTGACAACGCAGGATTTGAAAACGTATGCCAAACCAAAGGACATTACGGAACTGATGAAAGAACAGCAGGAAAACGCAAAGTTGGTTGAGAAAGCAAAGTGCGTGCGTTTACGTATGGAAGAAAGAAAGGGGAGATTGGCAGAGATTCCGGTACGTTTGGCAGCCGCCAAAGATTCATACAATAAAGCAATTGAGGCGGCAAAGAAAGCAATGGAAGAAGCCGAAAAGACGTATAAACAAACCGTTTCGGTCGTTGAAGAAGAAAAGAAAGATTATGAGGGAAAAATAGCAAGTGCCGAAAAATGGTTAACAGATTATGAGGCTTTGAACCCGAATAATTTCGATACAGAAAAACAATTGAAAGAAGCCGAGGAACACAACAAAAAGGCTGCAAAGGTTGCCGATTATATTTCAAAGAAAAAACAAGCAGACGACAAAAAAGCAGAAGCGGAAAAGATGGATTCAGAAATTGCGGAATTATCCGCCGAGCGTGAAAAACTTATTTCGTCGGCGAAATTGCCGATTTCCGGGCTTTCGTTTTGTGATGATGGGTTAGTATTAAATGACGTCCCATTTGTCGCCGGAAAGGTTTCAGATTCGCAAATAATGGAAGTTGCCGCAAAACTTATTATTGCCAGCAATCCAACCGTTAAAGTGTTCCGCATAGCGAGGGGCGAAAGTTTGGGCGAAAAGAGATTGCAAGCAATTATTGATATTGCCAAGAAAAACGGGTTCCAAGGATTCATTGAAGAAGTTAAAAGAGGGCAGGACGATTTGATTATTGAGGAATACACAGAAAGCGAGTAATTAACCGGGGCGTCGGTTCCCCGGCGTCCCTTAAACAAAACAATATGGAAGTTAAAGAAATGACAATTGCGGACGTGTTGAAAACACCCGCTTTTTATAATAATCTGAAAGTGGTTATTTCCGATTTGGAAAACACCCGCAGAAAAGCCGGAATGATGGCGGACGCACCATTGAAGCGGCACCCGATAGACCGTTTGCAGGAACGAGGAGTTTTTGAACCGGGACAAATGACGGTATTGTATGCAAATGCAATGGATAAGAAGTTGCAGGGATATTCAAGCAGCGAAAGAAAGTTTATATTGGAAGTTGGCGGCGAAGCGTTTAATATTACAATGAAACGTTATATGTGGAGGTATAAAAATGAAAAGGCGTGAAATTTCAAGTAGTGGTAATATCGGTAATGATGGCAAATTACGAATGTATTTTGGAGAGTTGAACCAATTCTTTGCCATGCACAAAGGTAGCCGCATAATCGCCCGTTTTATTGTAGCGTCGCCCGGTTCGTCAGAGGCTTTGAAAGGTTATTATTTCAATTACGTTGTACCAATGTTTAGAACCGGAATTTGGGAGGCGGGCGAACGTCTGACAGATGAACAAACCGAACGCCGATTGCGTGAGTTGTCCCCGGTTGTGTATGAGCAGACCCCGGATATTAACACCGGGAAATATGAAACCCGGTTGCGGACAATTGCAGAGTTGAGCAATGCGGAATTGATAGAACATATTGAGCATTTGAAACAGATTGCCGCAGAGGAATACAACACGTTTATAGACGACCCAAGAAGCATTTAATATGAGGCATTATTCAGAATTAAGCCCGTTGGAAAAGAAAGCGAGAGAGGCAAGCGGGCGGATTAAATGTACGGATTGCCCAATATATAAATTATGCAAGACAAGCGAAATGTTTATTGATGCGTGCGATTTTATTTATTTGTCGGCATTTAAAACCGGGTATAATACCCGTAAAAAGAAAACAAGAAGATTAAAAAAGAAAAAATAATATGTTTTGCAAGTGTAACCAACCCCGTAAATGTTACCCGTTGAAAGATTGGCGGGTTATCCGGTACCAATATACGCCGCATGGATATAGCCGGGTTAAATGTTTGAAATGCGGTTGCGTGTGGATTACACGGGCAAATTATGTTGAACAAACGCCCAATAAAGACGGGCAAAAAAGATTTTTTTTATTATGAAAAAAGTAACATTGAAAGACAGCAAAGGAAATGAGATAAACGACATTATGAAAGATGTTTTGACGTTCGATTGTGAAACAATCGGGTTGCCCCCAAAGGGCGCAAAATGGGACGTTGATTTTGCGGAATTTCCAAATATTGTGCAATTGGCATGGGCGGTAAACGAAAAGGAACGTTCATTTATCATAAAGCCGGAGGGGTGGGAAATACCGGAGGCCTCAATTGAGGTACACGGAATTACAGCAGAGAGAGCAAACGCCGAGGGCGTCCCATTTGCTGACATTATAGACGAATTTTTGGAGGATTGCAAAAAAGCCCGTTTGTTGGTCGGACATAACATTTACTTTGATACGTCAATTGTAAAAGCAATGATATTGCGCATTATTGGTCGTGAATATTACGACGCAAAAGCGGAGGACGCATTGTTTAAGGGCAAACGAATTGATACGATGATGAAAACAATTAAATTTGTTGGCGCATTGTATGCAGACGGACGTCCGGGCAAATATCCGAAATTGGAGGAACTTTACAACAAGTGTTTCCCCGGCGAAACATTCCCGGCGCATGATGCGTTGGAGGACGTGAAAGCCTGCAAACGTTGTATTCCGGTTTTGGTGGAAAATGGTATTATAGAACTGAAACCAAAAGAATATCCGGCGGAACAATTGAAGTTTAACCCGGAACCGGAACCCGCAAAGACCAAAAAGGTAAAAAGGGAAGTTTTAGTTCACGACCCGAAACCGAGATTGGCACCGGATGCAGAGCCGGAAAACAAGGTTGCAAAATTGTTAAATGAAACAGACTTTTAAATTATGAACGAAAAAAAAATGTGCATTGATTGCGTGGATTATCCGGTATGTTGTTTGTCCGGTCGTTGTGCTGATGATGAACCGTGCGAGTATTTCCAAGAAGAAACCGACCCGGAGGAACCGGGAAACAATAAAGATTAAAAATTATGAGCGAAAAAAAACAAAATGTTATGCCGATTCCTACAAAGGAAAAGTTTTCATTATCGAAAATAAAGTTATTGAAAGATGGCGGGTTAGACGTACATTATGAAGTAACGGAAGTTGTCGGAAATGAGAGTTACACGAACAAATACCATGTATTGAGTGCAAAAGACATACACCCGGATTTGCGTCATTTGTTTAATGATTTGCGCCCGATTATGGGACGTGTATTCAACATAACGTCATTTAAAACCATGATGGCAACGCCGGAGTTTAAAGCAACAAAGAAACAAACAGATATTGCTGCCGAATTTGCGGAAGAATGTTTGGACAATATAGAGGTTAGGGGCGTTTCTTTGTCCGGGCAAGATGATAACGTAGGCGTCGTTTTAACCGGATTGTTTACCATATCAAACAATCTGAAAACAGCAATCAATACCCCACGAATGAAATATAACGTTGAAACGTTCGGTTTTGAGGAAGAGTTGGAAAACATTGTTTGCGATATTGAAAACGAGGTTTACGAATTTCTGTTTGAGGGCAAAAAGGCGCAAATGGATTTGTTCGGGGCTGATGGGGAACCCAACCCGTTAGTTTATGTAAATGATGCAGACAACGAAAATGAAAATGATATGTTCCCGGAAATGGCAGACCCGGCGGACGACCCGGAACCGAACGACGAAACGGCGGAAATGTAAGAGTATGGAACCGTATTTGTTGACAGACCAGTACGAATACCAATAAATTCGCTATATTTGCAGCATAAACGGGGATAGTTCGGAGTAGCTACCGGATGAAAAAAGATGCAGCCACTTTTCCCCGTTTCTCTTTTGGTTGCTTACTTAAATGGTTGTATAATGGAAATTTGGAAAGATGTACCCGGATATGTAGGGTTGTATCAAGTTAGTAATTATGGTAATGTAAAAAGCATCTTATATAATAAGATATTAAAATCATGTTGGCGAAATAGTAAAAAAGAATATAAAACAGTTTATCTTAGTAATTGTAATAAGAGGAAAACGTTTTCTATTCATAGATTAGTTGCGGCGGCTTTCATTCCGAACCCGAACAACAAACCATGCGTTGACCATATAGACGGCAATAGATTAAACAATCATGTTGATAATTTACGTTGGGCAACGCATTTGGAAAATAACAACAACCCAATTACGTTATATAGAAAAAGACAGGCAGCCAAAAAAGGTTTTTTAAGTTGTAGATATGGTAAAATTGGGATATTGAATGGGAAAAGTAAGGCAGTTATACGTTTTTCAATGAATAATAAATTAATTGATGAATTTGAAAGTATTAATATTGCATCTAATATTACTGGTATAAATAAACGTGGAATAGCTTTAGCGGCTAATAAGAAACGTAAAACAGCAGGAGGGTATATATGGAAGATAAAATAAAAATTATTGATTTAGAATGTTATATATATGCTAAAATGAAAGGTTATGAGCCTTTAATAGATAGACGTTTTTATGTGCCTTTCCTTGTTCGTTTAGAAATTCAATACTATTTATTTGGCAAAGGTCATTCCCCAACCGAAAACGATAAATTTTACAAGTATTGTTGGAATATATATCCTCATTATTGTGAGGAATGTATGAAGCCTTTAAAAACATATTCGGCTATACATATAAGCCATATAATAACAAAAGCTGCATACCCTGAATTATCCCATGATGTAAGAAATATAAATATACTATGTTTTGAACATCATTCATGTTGGGAGAATGGGGATAAAACGAAAATGCGTATATATCCGGGCAACGTCCGGATTATTGAATTGCTTAAAAACGAATACAGAAGTTTGAAAATATGAGGACGAAAAAAAGAACACCCGATTACGGGGCAATTTCCCGCCGTTCAATCCAAAATGATTTTAAAAGGGTACAAAGGTACCCGGAAAGGGAGAAACGCCCGCAAATCGAAAATCCGCCCGAAATAAATGCAGAAAGACGGGTTTTGTTTGTTGGCGAAAATTCAAGTTATTACAAATTGCGTTCTTTCATTGTTGGTAAATTGGTTCGATTGGTTCAAAAATCAAGCGTCGGCGGTTGGGTATGTGAGTTCGTACACGACGACGACCGAAAAGCGATAAACCATGCCGCCGGATGGTCGGACAATAAGAAACAATATTTGTTGGATTGCGTAAAATTCAAGTGACATGAAAATAAAATCAGAAACCGGATATAAAATTGCGTTATACACGTTCGTGACGTTAACGGTTGCGTCTTATATGTGGGCGTTGTATAGTATCATTGTTTGGATAATTAAAACGTTTTTTGTATGAGTGTAAACAAGGTTATTTTGATGGGGCATACCGGAAAAGACCCCGACGTTAAAACGTTTGATAATGGCGGAGTTGTCGCACAATTCCCGTTGGCAACAACCAAAAGAGGATTCACGACAAAAGACGGCAGAGAGATTCCGGAACGTACAGAGTGGCACAACATTGTATTGTCAAATGGTTTGGCAAAGATAGCCGGGCAGTACGTTAAAAAGGGCGATAAATTATACATTGAGGGGGAATTGAGAACCCGCAGTTATGAGGACAACAACGGCGTTAAACATTTTATTACCGAGGTTTACGGGTATGATATGGAAATGTTGACGCCAAAGAAAGACGGACAGAACGGAGGATATCAGGGAGCAGCACCAACGCCACCGCCACCAACGCCAAATGATGATTTGCCGTTTTGAAAATGAGATTTGAAATTGAAATAAAAATTCCGGCGGGTTCCCGTCTGATTGGCACCCGGACAAAAGGAAATAAGGTTATTGCGGTTTGTGAGTTTATCCCGCCGAAACAACCGGAACCGGAGCCAAGACGACCGATTGGTTTTGCAGTATATGACCAGCCCGCCGGGAATAACAAAAAAGCGAAATGATATGCAGTACAGCAATAAGGATTACAACCCGGAAAAGCATGACCGTTGGCGTGCTTTGACCGTAAAACAGCCATACGCAAATGATTTGGTAGCGGAGGCGTACAAGGATGAAAACGGTATTGTTTACGGGGAAAAGACAATTGAAGTTCGGAGCAAAAACACGTCATACCGTGGCGACGTGCTGATATGTTCCGCAGCGTCCCCGGTTTATCCGGGAATGGAAAGCGGCGTTACGTTGGGATTGGTTGAGTTGTACGACGTGAAGCCGATAAAAGAGTTTACGCCGGAGGATTGGGAAAACACCCGGATTCCAAAGGAAAAGAGGGCAAAAATAACAAAGGGTTTCGGATGGATGATGCGCAACCCAAGACGTGTTGTTGAAATGCCAATTAAGGGGCAATTGGGTATCTATAATCTCGTATATACCAAGGGCGAAATAATACAATACCCCCGGAAAATGGTAATTGACAAAAAGAGTTGGGAACAGATAAAAAAACAGATAGAGAAATGAAAACAATCGGATTCCATATTGGACGTATCGGGTTTTATTTGTATCTGCAAAGTTTGTGGAAGTATAAGCAATTTTATTTGACGCCCGGAGTTATGGTTGAGGGCGTAAAAGGACATGACGTTTATTTAGATATTGAAATTAAATTGCTTTGTTTTTCCGTTGGTTTCCGGCTGATATGGATAAAAACCAAAAGAAATTATTAACTTTGTAATGTAAAATACTAAAAACGTGAGCGATGAAAGAGATAACAAAAATATTGCCATTAAATGAGGCGGCAAAGTTTCAAAAATCCGCAGGCAAATATGATTGCACAATTACGGAATTGGCGGTAATGGGAGCAGGGAAAGCAAGAATTTCAATTTCCGGAACAGAGGAAAATTTGGATTTGTTAGTTAATTCGATAGAAAATGAGAATAAAGAAACCACAACCGTTAGACCCCGATAGGCAATACAGCCCCGGAGAACGTGCAGTTTACCGGGGTATGGTAATAATTGCGGAAAGATGGGTTAAACCGCCTGGTAAACTGATTGAAAAGGTTGGCAAATTTGTATGTTTGAGTAGATGCGCATGTTGCGTTATCCATAAAGACGATTGTCCGGCGGTTGGGCTTAAATGTTACAGAACAAGACGGAGCGATAACAAAGTAGTATATTTCAGAAGATTGTATAACATAACAGAAAAAAAGCGATGAAAAAGATATTTCAATTAATAGTATCAATCCCGCACGATAAATTATTGCATATTATAGCGGGAATGATTGTTGTAATGTTGGTTTTGCGTTTGGTTTCATTTTTCGGGATTCCGGGAATGATTGCACGTATTATCGCATTGATAGCAGTAATTTTAACCGGGGTATTGCGTGAGGTTTACAACAAAAAACACGGAGGCGTATTTGATAAAAAAGATTTGTACGCCACAATTTCCGGAGGACTGATTGTTTTATTATTAACCGTTTATTAATTGGATATGGAAAAAAGAAGTTTTATTCCGTTTGATGCGGAAACGTTTTTGATGATTGAAGATGTAACGGGAACAGAACCGGAAGTTACAGAGAAAGAAAATTACTTTGAACTTAAAATGTACGCCCCGGATAAAGAGGAAAGAATAATTGAAGCCGCAATATGTGCAGTTCAAGGCAGATACGGAAAAAGAATAAAAGACGTAAAGACGATTAAAGAACAAAACCTTTTGCGTGGTGCAATATTCTTTGTTGAATACGAAAAAGGGGCGGGAAATTTGCCAAATGAGTTGCGCACAAATTTAGGTATGCCGGACGAAACCGCCGGGGATATTTATTGCCGCCGATTGTTAGAAGTTCGTGCATTACCCGTAAAGCGTGATAATTGGGAAAAATTGCAGATTTTTACCGGAGGCGGAACAATGCAGATTCCGAGAACGCCCGGAGGTTTGGCGGTTTATTCATTCCCGACCGAAAACGGCGTAATGTTGGACGTACCGGAGGGAAATTTTATTGTATTGACACCGGACGGAAAATTTGGCAAAATGGATATGCAAACGTTTATGGCTAATTTTGAAGAAAAAGACGCCAATACCGCCGGATTGACCTTTGACGAAAAGAGATTGTTTGAAAAGATGAATAAACTTTTCGGCAAAAACTTTCAAATGAGATTTTTAAAACTTACAGAGGAATACCACGAATTGTTTGTTGTTGCTGATGATATGTTGGTAAATGGAATAATACCGGAAAACACGTCGGAAATTATAGACGAGTTAGCAGATTTGAACGCCGTATTGTTCCATATTGCAGCATTGTTTGGATATTCCCAAAAAGAATTGCAGGAAATGGCATATACTAAAATTGCAGGACGTGAGAAAAACCCGGAATTTATGCGCAAACACCCACACAACAAACCGGAAAGCCCGGTTTGCGGTAATATGCAGCAGGAAACCGCCGAGGAATACAAACATTTTAAAGAACGTTTTAACAAAATACTATGACAAACGAAGAAAAAGAAGAAGTAAGAAAGCAAGCGTTGTTCCTTACAAATACGGCATATCTTTTGGCTGACATGGCTAATTCGTGCGCAATTGATGCGGAAAGCAAATTGGGCAAATTGGGAAAATGTTTTCAGAGGGACGAAAAAATGAGGTTCAAGAAAGCCGCAAAGTTAGCAAAGGATTTGTTGAAAGCCACAAAGGAAATAACAGAACCGATGTACGATATTACCAACGTAGATGATGCGTGTATTGATAGCGATTATCTTTTGGAAGTTATTCAGTTGGTAATAAACAGAACCGACGAAACCGAGGAAAGCAAAACGGCGATGTTGGAATACATAAAGAAGTTACCACAAATTGAACATGTAGAAGTTTAAGCGTATGAAAAAAGATTTTAAACAAGAACTAACCGAACTTATTAATAAGCACAGTTTAGAAAAGGAAATGAGAGATACCCCGGATTATATTTTGGCAGAAATTTGTATTGATGCAATGGCGGTATTTTCGGACGCAATCGCCCGCCGTGACGAATGGCACGAATTCAGAAAGGCAGACGAAAAGAGTTCGCAGGATGCAAAACACAATTACCCGGATGATTGCAATATTTGCAAAGACCGTTTTAAATGTGCTGACTTTATGAGAACGCAACCAATTGCAAATCTGATTCAGCGTTTCAAGACGACAACGGACAAAGAGGAAAAAACAGCAATCGCCGGATTGCTAAAACAGATAAACGCCGATGCGTCGGGAAAGCCTCAAAATGATATACCGGAAGAAGTAAAAGAAGTTGCCGAAAAGTTGGCAAAGGCTTTTGGCGCACGTGTTGAGATACACCGTATTGAGATACCGGAAAAGAAACGTAAGTTTAGAAAGAAACCAAGAAAGGAGCAAGGCAATGAAACCCGTTGAATTTCCCGGCGTGAATGTAGTATTTGCAAAAGACCAACCGGAATACATGCCGTTACCTGCAATGAAAATCCCTAATGACCCGCAGGGGCTTATAATTACCAAATGGCAGTTATCCCCGGAAGAATTGGAGAGAGTAAAAGAAACCGGAACAATACATTTGTCAATGCTGACGTTTAACCAACCATTGCAACCCGTATTGTTAACCGTAGATTTACCAACAGAAAAATAATAAAGTTATGGATAAAGAAACATACGTAAAAAGAATGGCAGAATTAGCCGAGATAAAACAAAAGGCTTTGGAGTACAACAGAAAGGAAAGAGAAAAAGCCGCAGAAAGTTACATAACAGAAAATTGTCCGTTTAAAAAAGGCGATAGAATAAAATACAACGGAAAGCCCGGAAAGATAGAAGTTATCAAGGCAGAACACAACGGCAATTTTTCGTATGAAGTTAGGTTTGACAAAAAGGACGGTACGCCGTCAGTTAGGGTAACAAGTATTTACCCATTGTTGAAAACCGACAAAATGGAAAAAGAATAAAAAACGCCCCGGAATTATAACCGGGGCTTTGCCGTTTAGGTACATGAAATAAAACGGGCTAAAATTAGCCCCGTACAGCGATTTTAATACAAAAGACAATAAAAGATCAACCGGGAAATAAAAACCCCGTAGAAAGGAAATTTATGAAAAATAACAATGAAATACAGATTCAGTTTGTACCGATTGAATTGTTGGAGTATAACAACGGACAAATACCCGGCGTCCCGGAGAACCCAAGAACGAGGGAGGACACAAAGCAACGCAATTTGGAAAAGAGTATTGAGGAATTGCCGGAAATGACGATTGCACGTGCGGCGTTATGTTTCCCGTATAACGGGCGTTACGTCGTCATTGGTGGAAATAGGCGATTGGAAGCGCAAAGGGCGTTGAAACGTAAGGAGGTGCCAATTATTGCTTTGCCGGAAGATACCCCGGTTGAGAAATTGCGCCGTATGGCGTTGTTGGATAATGAAAGCACCGGACAAACAGATTGGGCAAAACTTGCAAAGGAATGGAGCAAAGACGAAATAAGGGCATGGAACATTGAAACCCCGAAAGGATGGTTTAACGAACCACCGAAAAGGGATATTCAAGAAGACGACATCAGCAAAGTAAATGCAAAGCAAAGATGTCAGCCGGGAGATATATGGCAGCTTGGCGACCACCGTTTGATGTGTGGAGATAGTACAAAAGCATCCATGATTCAAGAACTGCTTTCCGGGGAGAAAGTAGATTTGTATATTACCGACCCACCGTACAATGTAGCATACGAAGATAAGACAAAGGATGCACTAACTATTCAGAATGACGAAATGAACGATGACAGCTTCAGAAATTTCTTAGTAAATGCGTTTATGGCAGCTGATTCGGTATTGAAAGAAGGTGCATCCTTCTACATTTGGCACGCCGATAGTGAGGGCTACAATTTTAGATATGCAGTTAAGCATTGCGGTTGGCTAATGAAGCAATGTTTGATTTGGAACAAAAATGCTATGGTAATGGGTCGCCAAGATTACCAATGGAAGCATGAGCCTTGTTTGTATGGATGGAAATCGGGAGCGAGTCATAATTGGTATTCAGACAGAAAGCAAACAACAGTGTTGGAATTCAACAAACCGAACCGAAACGCAGAACATCCTACAATGAAGCCTATTGAGTTGTTTGCCTATCAGATACAGAACAGCAGTCAGAAGGGGGATATAGTATTGGATTCATTTGGTGGAAGCGGTACAAGTATAATCGCCTGCGAGCAGATAAACCGTAAATGCTACATGATGGAGTTAGACCCGCATTATTGCGATGTTATACTTGCAAGGTGGGAGCAGTTTACCGGGAAGAAGGCTAAAAAAATAAGCGGGGAGTAAAACCCCGCTTTAGATGTTGTGTTTATCACGAATGGTTGTAATAGCATTTTCAATCCATTCTGATTGGCTTTCAGTCAATGTATCAAAGAAACCTTCATCTGTTGTCATGTCTATTGCACCGTTGTAATCATGTTCATGTAGCTTATCAGCAAAAGCTATGACGAAATCAATCCATTTTTCTTTTTCCATATTGTACGTGTTTATAAGTTATGTGCAAATATACATGAATAAACCAAAAGAAAAAAATATTGACACCAAAAATAAAACTTTAAAATATGGCAAAGTACAATAAACAGACGGTAGAGGCAATCTGTGGTTTTATTCGGGACGGGGATAGCCAAAAATTAGCCTGCAAAAAAGTTGGCATTGGAGATAGTACGTTCCACGATTGGATAAAGGCGAAGCCGGAATTTTTGGAACGCATTAAAAAAGCAAAGGAAGAGTTTCAAGCGACGATAACCGGAAAGTTGGAGGCTACATTGTGGAAACGTGCAATGGGGTATGAAGTAACGGAAACGGAAACTGAGTATGTAAGCGATGCGAACGGGAACCCGAAAATTAAAAGTCAGAAAACAAAAGTAAAGCATATACAGCCCGATACCGGGGCATTAATTTTTGCTTTGACGAATGTAGCCCCGGAAAAATGGGTAAACAAACAAAAGGTCGAAACGCAGGAAACGAAAGCAACTGGCGATAAAACGCACGAATATTGTTTTGAGGATTTGCCGGAAAATATTCTGTTTGATATTGCCGACAAATTGCAAGCCGGAGAGTATGAAAGGATACAAAAGGAAAAAGGAGTAAACGACGATGGCACGAATAGCAAAGAATAATATCAAGAAAAAGGACGAACCGCATCCCGTACACACGTGCGGGGAGTGTGGTTGGGGTTCATTTTATTATTAACATTCAAATTTAGATACAAACGGAAAGCCTATTTGTTTGAATTGCCCGTTTGTAACCAACCGTAAAATGATTCGTTCGGAAAAAGCGTGTGACAAATGGAAACCAAAAGCGAGAAAATAAGATGCAAAATGTTTTCGTTGTCACGAACCCACAACGGATAAAAAATAGAGTAAGCAAAACCATATAAAAACTATCAATTTGTAAAATATGGATAATAAGCAGTTGTTGAAAATGTATGCATCATTGAAAAATAACCCCGGCGAGATAGTCAAAGAGGCGTCACGCCATAGGTTGTTAAACTTTGCTCGATACATGCAACCGGATTTAGCATTGGAGCCGTTCCATGTCGTATATTATACTTTGTTGGATATGTTTGCCCACGGGAAAATACGAAAAATGATTGTGCAAATGCCGCCGCAGCATGGGAAAAGTGAGGGCTCAAGCCGCAAATTACCCGCTTTTATGTTGGGGTTAGACCCAAATAAAAAGATTTGTATCGGTTCCTATGCGGCAACAATTGCGAGAGATTTTAACCGTGATGTACAAAGAATAATTGACACCCCAAGTTTCCGGGAATTGTTCCCGGAAACGTTTTTGAATGGTTCAAACGTCGTTACAATGGCAAATACCTATTTACGAAATTCTGACGTTATCGAAATGGTCGGGCATAAGGGTTCGTTGCGTGTTGTAGGTCGTGGAGGTTCTTTAACGTCCAAAACCGTTGATGTATCAATATTGGATGATGTTTACAAGGATTACGCAGAGGGTAACAGCCCCATTGTACGCAATGGGGCGTGGAAATGGTACACGACCGTTGTACGCACCCGTTTACATAATGATTCGCAAGAACTGATTGTATTTACCCGTTGGCATGATGATGATTTGATTGGACGCATTGAGAAAAGCGGGGAAACGATTATTGATATAAAGAGTTGGGACGATGTAAAAGACATACCGGCGGGCGCATGGGTACGCATTAACTTTGAGGGATTGAAAACCGGGGAGCCAACAGAGATTGACCCACGGGAACCGGGGGCGGCGTTATGGGATAGACGACACAGCCGGGCAAAATTGGAGGGACAAAGAGCGTTAGACCCCGTACAATTTCAATGTTTGTATCAAGGCAACCCCGGAAACGCAGAGGGTAAATTGTACCGGAACCCGTTCCGAACATACGTTGACAAATCCGAATGGGGGACGTATGTACGTAGTGGCAATTACACAGACGTTGCAGACGAGGGCGACGACTTTACATTTTCGGCATGTTATGACGTTTACAAATCCGGTAATGAGGCATGGAACGAGCAAAAGAAACGGTTTGAACCGATTCTGTATGCGCTAATTACTGACATGGTATTTACGCAGGAAAACACGGAAATAACAGCCGTTACCGTCCCGGAAATGATAAACAGATGCGGAACGCAAAAAGCATGGATTGAAAGTAACAACGGCGGTTCCGGATTTGAAAAGGTTATAAGAAAAAAACTAAAAGCAGTAACAGAACCATTTTATCAAGGGGCAAACAAGGAAAGCCGAATTATAACAAATTCAGCGATGGTAAATGCACAAATAATAATGCCGATTGGATGGGAACAGCGTTTTCCAAAGATATATGAGCATTTAACCGGATTTTTGAGGGATTTCCCGGCAAATGCCCATGACGACCCGGAGGACGGATTGACCGGAATATACGAAAAAGAGTTGGCGGACGGCGATACACGACCATACAGCCAAGCAACAAGGGGCGTTAAACGTCGTAACTAACAATATATTCCATATACGCAAGGGTTTAACGGAAAAATATTATAACTTTGCAAAAGATAAATGGGGTAAAGAGTTAGCCCCGGAGATAGTAAAACGAGTTTTAAATATTAAAATTTTAGGATTATGATTTGTAAGTGTCCGGCGGGTACGGCTTTGCCCGATATTCCCGTAAGTAATTGCCCGGAAAGTTTTGGGCAGATTCAGAAAGTAGCATTTCAAAGATTGTACAAAAGCACCGGAGAAAAAAATTCATTTAAAACCGATGCAGGTATTGAAAAAAAAGCGTCGTGGACGCCGTTGTTGTCGGCTGACGATGATACAAAGATTGTTATTTCCCCATACATTCAAGCCCCGACAGCAGAAGCAGGCGCAGCAAGAACGTTTGGAGGTGGTAACGAAACATTGGGAGGCGTTGAGGAAATTGTGGGACGTGAGCCAACGCCATTTACCGGGGTTATGCGAAAGTTGCCACAGAAAATTATCAAGGCTTTGAAAGAATTGCAGTGCGAAAGTTGGGGCGACAATTTGGGCGTTTATCTGTTTGACGAAAACGGCGCAATTGGAGCAATTCAAGACGCAAAAACAGCAACAACCCATTATCCGATTCCAATACGTTCTTTGTTTATCGGCGATAAAACATTGGGCGGATATGAGGCACCGGATAGCAACAACATTCAATGGGCATTTTTGCCGAATTGGTCGGATGATTTGGCAATTATTGTTCCGGAGGATTTCAACCCGCTAACAGATTTAAAAGCGGCACCATAGCAATAAGGGGGTTGGTTATGGGAAAGACAACAAAAGTTTTATTGGTTTGTCCCCAACACAATATGAAACGAGAATTTGAGATAACGCACGCCGAACGTTTGTTGATGATGGGAAATAACGGCGGATGGCAGTTGCCGGAAAACTCAAATTTTGAATTTAGCAAAGATTATGGGATTAGGTATAAACGACATAAAAAAACAGATTACGGAGCAAAAGAAAGGGGCGACGATTAACCGTGCGATTGTACACCAACAGCGCATTAAGTTTCACGCCGAAACCTTTGTTGCGCCGTATATCAGTCAACCGTTAACGGATTTTCTGAATTTCGTTTCAAACCTTATACCCGACGATAAGTTTAAAATTTTCAAAACTCTTTTCCGTTACCCCGTTAAGACCAACGAGGTAACGGGAATTTGCTTTGATAAGTTGAGCCGAATTTTTGACGGTCGTAACCCGGCGTTCAATTATCAGTTTATGGAGAGCGGACAAAGGGACGATTGGGAGTATTATAGACAGAACGTTTTAAGGGAGCCGGAAATTTGGAGTTCTAAAGGGTGGGAATATTTCAAAACCGAAATTAACAGCGTTCTAATTGTGGATTTGCCAACGGAGCAAGACGCCGCCGATAAATACCCCCGTCCGTATTTCTATTGGTTGCCAATTGAGCAGGTAATAACGTTTGATGCAGACCCGGTAACGGGCGTTATGCGATGGATAATTTTCAAGCAGGACGACAAACGTATTGCAGTAATTGACGATGAGAGATACCGGGTATTTACGGAGAAAGACGGGAATATTGGCGATTTGCTGATTGACAGCCCCCACGATTTAGGTTATACCCCCGCCCGTTTCTTTTGGAATGAGGCAATAAGTTTGAGGGAACCCGATGTTAAGGCGTCGCCATTGACCGAGCAGTTGGAAAGCATGGATTGGTATCTGTTTTATCATATATCAAAACGGCATTTGGATATGTACGGTTCATATCCTATTTATTCCGGCTATGAACAAAGTTGCGATTTCAGCAACGCAGAAAATGGCGATTATTGCGACGGCGGGTTTTTGAAAGACAAACAAGGACGTTACAAGTTAGACCAAGCCGGGATATTAGAGCGTTGCCCGAAATGTGGCGACAAACGAATTGCCGGGGTTGGTTCTTTTGTTGAAATACCCGTTCCCGATGGCGACAAACAACCGGATTTGCGCAACCCGGTTCAGATGTTGACCGTTGACCGTAATAGTTTGGATTATAATGTTGCCGAGGAAGAGCGATTGCGCAACAATATTATCACGTCTATTGTCGGAACGAATGAGGAAATAACAACACGGGACGCATTGAATGAACAACAGATAAAAGCAAATTTTGAGAGCCAAAGCACAATTTTAAACCGGGTAAAGAAAGGATTTGAGGCGGCGCAACAATTCGTTGATGAAACGGTTTGCCGATTGAGGTACGGCAATTTGTTTGTTTCTGCAAAAATCAATTTAGGCACGGAATTTTATATTTACGATGCAATGGAGTTGCGGGAACGTTACAAGTTAGCAAAGGAAACCGGAGCAAGTGAGGCAGAATTGGACGCAATGCAAAACCAAATTATCGAAACGGAGTACCGGAACGACTCGACCCAATTACAACGTATGTTAGTGTTGGCAGAATTGGAGCCGTACCGACATTTAACCCGTGCCGAGGTATTAAATTTATATGGGCAACAGATAATTAGCGAACCGGAATTGCGTGTAAAACTGAATTTTGCTAATTTTGTTCGCAGATTTGAGCGAGAAAATACAAATATTTTGGAATTTGGAACGCAAATACCATTTTCCGAGAAAATAAAAGTAATAACTAATAAATTTTACGAGTATGCAAGTGAGAACAGAGGAGGGGCAAATTAAAGACGTCAATATTTTAGACGTTACCCCGGAAAATTTTATTGTACCAAAGGGCGAGGAAGATTGTTATCATTGCCGAATTGAGGTTAAGAAATTCAACCAAGACACGGGCGAAAGAATTTCAAAACCACGTATGCAGGTTTTCGGCAAAAAGTTCTTTGAATCTTTTGGGTTGCACAATTTGAGAAAGCAGGGTTTTACCGTTGATGTAATGCACGACCCGAACAAATGGTTGCAGGAAAACGAGGCTAAATTGGAGGCAGAAAAACAGAAGAAAGCCGAAGCCGGTGCAAAAGCCAAAGCAGAGGCAGCAGAGGCAGAGAAAAAAGCAATGAAAGAAGCTATGAAAGCCGAAATTCTTGCAGAACTGAAAGCCGAGGGATTGTTGGAAACGGCGGCAAAGACGGGAAGAAAATCAAAGGAAACACCGGAAGCAAAGCAGGATGCGCCGGAAACAAACAAATAAGTTAAACCAAAAAAATATAAAGATATGGCACAGATTGCACAGCAGGACAATTTGATTGTTACAAGTACGAAACCAATTGCGACGATAGACGAAGCCGCAAAAAAGAAATTGAAAGAATGTATTGAAGCCGGAACGATTAACGATGTAATTGTAGTAACACCGGAAACGGCAAAAGTAACAAACAAATCAAAGGTATTGGCATGGTCGAAAGACGTAACAGCATCGCAGGCACCAACATATAAGGTTGCGTTGGTAGATTGCAATACCGGAGCGTTGAGCGTATTTAGTTTGAGTTAATAATAAAAGGGTAATATTATGGCATTAACAAGAGATATTTTGGTAGCGAATGCGGCTTTGTCCGGTTTGACTGACGAACAGATTAACGCAATTACAACGTTATCACAGAATGACGAAAATAGTGTAATAGCAAAGAAAACCGGGGAAATTTACGGCAATTTGGATGCGGATATTTTGACAGCGTCCGGAGTTGAGAAAAACGGAACTGAAAAAACATACGATTACGCAAAACGTGTGTTGGGAGATTTTAAGACAAAAGCGGAAAGCGTTACCGGGTTGGAATCACAGATTGCAACATTGACAAAAGAGAAAACCCGTTTGGAAAAAGTAATTGCCGACGGTGGAGCAGATGCAGAAACCGCAAAGCAATTAAAGCAGGCAAAAGCAGATTTGGCAAACGTTACAACTCAATATACAGAGTTGAACAAAAAGTTTGAGGCAGAAAAAGAAAACCACGCCAAAGAGTTGTTCGGCATTAAGATAGACAACGAATTGCAAACAGCGTCCGCAGGGCTTAAATTTAAGGCAGGTTTGCCGGAAAGTGTAACAAAGGTTATTTTGCAGCAGGCTAACGATAAAATCAAGGGAATGAACCCGGAATATATCGACGATGGCAAAGGCGGCAAAATTTTGGCGTTTAAGGACGAAACCGGGGCGATTATGAGAAACCCGAACAATCAGTTAAACCCATTTACGCCGGGCGAGTTGTTAACCCGTGAATTGGACGCAATGGGAATAATTGACAAAGGACGCCAACAGCCGGGAGGCGGAACAATCCCGCCGGGAGGTAGAGGCGCAGGCGGTAGCGTAGTAATTGACGTTGCAGGATGCAAAACACGTGTTGAAGCATACGACGCAATTAGTAACAATCTGATGGCGCAGGGAATGACCGCAGGTTCCAAAGAGTTTGAGGATGCAATGGCGCAAGCATGGAAAGACAACAATATTGCAGCATTGCCGGAGAGATAAAACAACCACGGGTAAAGGGTAAACCCGCATTAATAACAATTTAAAATAAAACATTATGAGTTTAATTGCAACAAGATTACAGAATTGGCGAGTTCAGAACCCGGAATTTGACCGCAATATGACCCGCCCGTGTGAGTATGGCGCATTAGATTTCTTTATTGAGCAAACCAACGCCGCAAATTCCATTATTAACCCAAAGTTGAGGGAAAGGGCGTTTGCCTCAATGGGTAATACCGTGCAAATCCCGGTTATCAATTACGATGGCGATGTTACCGTTGGCAACGTCCGTTCATGTGTAATTGAGGACGACGAAAATACGTCCGCACTTTATACCGTTGTGTGGGCAACATACACAATCGGTTTTACTATGGTCCCGGCGGCTTATACGAACAATGAAATTTCGTATGAACACGACTTTTACCGTAAAATGGAAAAATATACACGTGCGTTGGCTGATGCGTTAGACAAAGGCGCAATTGCAGCGTTGGAAGCACAGAAAACGCAGGTATTGAAAGACAAATTGAATTATGACTTTTCCGGTAACGTTATCAAGGTTAAAAAGGAAATGGCAACCGAAATTTTGGGCGACATTGACCCAATTATGAGAGCCAATTGTTACCCACGTATGCCGCATATCGTTTGCAACGCCGGAATCGAAAGTTTGGTTCGCAAGTTGGCGCAGCATGGAGCGACAAACGACGTAAACAAACAGTTGGAATACGCCGGAAAGAAATTCCATTACACAAACAACGTGACAAACGAAGTAAGCCAAAATGGAACATTCTTTGCTGTTGAAGATGGTAACGTTGGCGTGTTAACCCGTGTTGACCGTGAAGCATTGCGCCGTACACGTGCCAATTTCCATGAATGGGATGTTGTACGTTTGCCGATGATTGATTTGCCAGTTGGTTCACATTACTATACTTCGGTTGGCGACCAAAGTGCAACAGTAGGAGCAGCAACAGAGGATTTGACTTGTGCCGTTAAGGAGTATTTCGGATTTAGTGTTGATGTTGCCTTTTTGGTTGCTTATAACAGTGACCCAACAAAGGTTGCAAATCCGATTATCAAAGCGCAGATTGCAGCACGTGACCAAAACGAACCTTTGGGTATGCCTGTATATGTTACCAACGCCGCAGCATTTCCCGCCGGAGGTGCGAGCGCATAACGCCGGAGCATAACGAATTATTTAACCGAGGGGACGGGGTGGTTATCCCCGCCCCCTTATTTATTGCAATCTTAATTCCTAATATGGGAAATAAATGGGCGTTTTTATGATAAGAATAAATGAAATATGCGAAGCGTTAAAAAATGTGTGCGGGTGGGAGCAATCATACGACCCGGCAAAGGCGATAGACGACAATTTAACGCAGACGGAAAGTGGGTTGTATTTTCAAGGTGAGCACCCGCTTTTGACGTTAGATAATATGCAGGCAATAATGCCGGACGATTGGGGGCTACAATATCCGGAATGGAATTTGATTTTGCCGTATAAAGCCGGGCAAAAAGTAAAGCATAACAATATATTTTGGATTGCTAAAATAGATAATACCGGGCAGGAACCGACGGCGAGCGATTTTAACGAAGATTACAGCCGGGACGATTACGGAAACCCGTATTGGCGACCATACAACATTTTTTCTGACTTTTTGGAAAGACTGACATTAAACGGAATTGCAACCGTTGTTCAGACTTTTACACAGATTAAGCAGTTGGAAAAGGAAACCCGCAATTTATTGGAAAGAAAAACGTTTTTTGATGGTTCCGGCAGAATCCGGGCTACAATTCAAAATACCCATAAATTAGTAGGATTTGAAATTGTTCCGGTTCGTAGTATGGGGGTAACAACCAAAATTGAGAAAATCGGGCTACAAATGACCGGAGCGACCGGAAAGGTAAGAATGTATTTATTTCATTCGTCGCAGATTGACCCGGTAAAAACATTCGATTTGGATTTTACCGTTACAAATGGCGGCTTTCAATGGTTCCCGTTGACCGATTGTTATTTGCCGTATATCAGCGACGCAAACAACGCCGGGGGTTCATGGTTTCTTTGCTATAATCAAGACGAATTACCCGCCGGGATGGAAGCAATAAACGTATCTAAGGATTGGAGCCGGGAGCCGTGCGGAACGTGCAACATTGGTTCCGTCGAAACATGGCGAGAAATGACAAAGTATTTGCAGGTTTCCCCGTTTAAGGTTGACGCCCCGGAAACATTCGAGCAATACCCGGAATTATGGGACGTGGCTTATACTATGTACACAAATACCCACAATTACGGGCTAAATTGCGAAATAACGGTTGGTTGCGATTTGACCGACTTTATTATTTCGCAACGGCAGATGTTCCAAACCGTTATTCAAAGGCAGGTTGCGGCAATAGGTTTGCGAACGTTAGCAATGAATCCCAACGTTAGGGTTAACCGCAATCAGTCAAATGCAAGCCGCACCGATATTCTGTATGAGTTGGACGGCAATACGTCCGGGGTTCGTCCCGGCGGGTTGGGCTATGACCTTAAAAAAGCGTATGAGGCTTTGCGGTTAGATACGCAAGGATTAGACCGCATTTGTTTGAGTTGTAACAACAGAGGCGTAAAATACAGAACCGTGTAATTATATAATTCAAAGGGAAAATTGTATATAATTTCATGTAAAAGTTGTATTTATGAAACGGATAACCGATTTGCGAAAAAGGGTTGCGGATTTCAACGAGGCTTTGACGTCCGGGCGGATAATACAAAACATTATATGGGACAATGAGGCATATATAGTTGATTTGAACGCCGAGGAACAATTGTTTGAACAAGGTATTAACCGTTTGGGCGTCGAAATTTCGGATTATGCACCATACAGCCCCGTAACAATCGCAATTAAAGAGGCTAAGGGACAGCCGACAAACCGGGTAACGTTACGGGATGAGGGAGATTTTGAAAGTAGTTTTTATTTAGAGGTTGGCGACAAACAATTTGAAATTAAAGCGTCTGACTTTAAAACAGAGGATTTAATAAAAAAATACGGTCGTCAAATATTGGGTTTAACCGACGAAAATATTTCAATATTGATTTGGAAATATATTTTCCCGGATTTAATGGCAGAAACAAAAAAACAAATTTATGGCAAATAAGGTAAAAGCCCCGGTTGTTGACAACCCGGAATTGTTAGACCGGATTATTGGGAACATTCAAAACGGATTGGTTGATAATTTGCCGTGGTTGGATTATGCGTTTGGCAGGGCGGAAAGACTTGTTAAAATGAACGCAAACCAAAAACGCTATTATACGCCAAACGTGTATTCCGGGAAAAACGAATATATGGAAGTTTGCCCCGATGCGGGTATTGGTAATTTCTGTTTCTTTTGGGTTGACGACCCGCAAAATATCAGTTGGGAGCCCGGAGTTGATATTGGCATAAAAACGGCGTTTTCGATTATCTTTTGGTTTGATTACAGAAAGATATACAACGATGCAAGCACACGCAACAAAGAGGATTTGAAGCGGCAAATATTGGACGTTTTGAACGGCGGTTTTTTGGTGCGAAATGGAAGTTACAGAATAAACAAAGTGTACGAATTGGCGGAAAACATTTACAGGGGCTTTTCGTTGGATGAAATAGAAAACCAATTTTTAATGCACCCGTTCGGCGGATTCCGGTTTGAGGGCGAATTGAGTATTGGAGAAACATGTAAATTGTAGTATATGGAACATTTTATTTATAACATTATTGTTGTCGCATTAATAGCGGCTTTTGTGCTGACGTTATTACGCAAATGGGGCGTCATTGAATGGGTACAGATTCACGGGAACGATTTCTTTTCAAAGATGTTTAATTGCGATTTCTGTTTGTCGTGGTGGGCGTGCGTTTTGATTTGTTTCTTTGCGTTGATATTTACCGGGAACCCCGCATTTTTGGGCGTTCCCTTTTGTAGTACAATGATAACACGTGTTTTATTATGAAGAATGTACAAATAAAAGGAATGAACGTTGAGTTGTATGATAGTATAGACGAATTGCCGATGTTGCGTTTCCACAAGTATAACAAAATGCTTTTGGTTGACGCCGGGGTTGGTTCTGATTTATCGGATTTTGACCGACATATTGAAAAGGTAATACGTTATTTGAACAGCCCAACGCCAAACATGGCAACCGTTGAGTTGGAAAATATGCGCCAAAACATATATTTCATTCAATCCGAGGTTTCCCCCCGGCATTTGGCTTTTGCCGTGTTGGTTAAATCAATAAATGGTAAACCCCGAAATGATTTGTCAGATGATGGATTGCAACAAACAATGAGTCTTTTTAAAGACGTTGCAAATTCAGAGATAACCGCCCATTTGGAAGCGGTTAAAAAAAAAATAGACGATGAATTGCGTTTGTATTTTCCCCGGTTGTTCGATGATGCGACATTGAAAGAGTATTACGATAAATTGAAACAAAGAACGATTGTTGTATTACGCACAATAATAGACGGTCGGGCAACCGAGGCGGACGCAAAAGAGATTGACGACATTACGGCGGAGTTGATAACCTATTTCAACCCGCAGACGTTTACCGGGTCGGAAAGCGTGGAAATTAGGCATGACAGACAATTTGAAAATATGTGTTTGATATTGTCCCAAAATTTGCATGTTGACCCAAAGAAATTTACCGTTTTGGAATATTACAACGCATTTGAGTATATCAAGGAACAAGCCAAAAAAGCAAACAAGCAAAAAAAGGTAAAATAAGGCGATTTCCGGCGTTTTTATTTTTAGGCGATAATTACACGTTTGAGAAAAGAAAATGAAACAGACGGGGAATTTCCCGTAAATAACTTAACAATCGGCGTATGGCAGATAATAACAACCCAATCAAATATTCGGATTTAATAAGCCCGGATAATTCGATTACAGATTTGATAAAACAATTGGATGAACTTTCGGACACCTATACAAATGCGCTGAAAAATATCAAAGCCGAAGCAATACAATTGGCGGAGATTCTGAAAAAGGTTTCCGGCGCAACGGAGGACGGGCGAAAGACAACCAAAAAAGCCGCAGACGATGCGGAACGTTTGGCACATGCGCAACGTGATTTGGCGTTTGCAGAAAGCGAGAACGCCAAAAAGTTGGCCGAGTTAAAATTGGCACAGCAGGAAGCGAACCAAATTAATAAACTGATTGTGAAAATAAATCAATCCGCCGAGGGTAGCTATAACCGTTTATCGGCGCAATATTCATTGAATAAGATTTATTTAAACAACATGACTAAAGCCGAACGGGAAAACACCGAGGAGGGGCGAAAATTGGTTGCACAAACCAAAGAAATATACGAAGAAATGAAACGTTTGCAGGAAGCAACCGGGAAATTTCAATTGAGCGTCGGAAATTATACGGAGGCGTCCGACGCAATTATTGCGTATGGCGACAAATTAAAAGAAACGTTAGGTTTAAATAGCGCATTTGGCGAAAGTCTTTTGGCGTTAGGACGTGGCGGGGCTGAAAGTAAAGCCGTTTTTACAGCTATTGGCGACGGGGCAAAAGCATTGGGAAAAACTTTGTTGGGATTACTTTCAAACCCGGTTTTTTTGGCGATTGCCGGAATTGCGGCGGCGGGTGCGGCGTTTAAATGGTGGTACGATTATAACGCCGGGTTAGTTGAGGCAACGAGATTGACGCAACAATTTACCGGGAAAAGTGGCGATGATTTGAAAGCGTTTAGAAATGAGGTGCAAGCCGTCGCAGATTCGTTCGGCGCAGATTTCCGGGAAACATTGATTGCAACAAACGCATTATCAAAACAATTTGGTATTTCTGCAAATGAGGCATTGCAGTTGGTTAAGGATGGTTTTTTGTCCGGAGCCGATGCGAACGGGGAATTTTTAGACACGTTGAAAGAATACCCGGCATATTTCAAAGAGGCTGGAATATCAGCAGACCAATTTGTTGCGATTGTAGCCCAAACAAACAAAATGGGTATCTTTTCAGACAAAGGCGTTGACGCAATTAAGGAGGCAAATTTGCGTTTGCGTGAAATGACGACGGCGACGGCGGCGGCTTTGGACGGTATCGGTATTTCGTCGGAACAAGTTCAAAAAGATTTGCAGACCGGAACCAAAACAACGTTCGATGTTATACAAGACGTTTCCGCAAAATTGGCAGAATTGCCGGATAATGCGGCAACGGTCGGAGCTGCAATTGCAGATATATTCGGGGGACCCGGAGAGGACGCCGGATTGCAGTATTTGCGCACGTTGAAAGATATTTCAACAAACATGGATGAAGTAAAAGGGAAAGCCGGAGTTTTGGCGCAATTGCAGGAGGAACAATTGCAAAGCCAAATTGAGTTGCAAAACGCATTATCCGGGTTGTTTGACGCAACCGGAGGGAATTTTGAAACGTTGACAACGCAGGCAAAAGTTTTTGTTAACCAAGGATTGACGGCGATAATAAAAGGGGTTATTGATGTTGTCAATTACTTGATTGAGTTATACAATGAAAGTGTTTTGATACGTGCAATTTGGAATGGGATTGTTGCCGGATTCAAAACAACATTTGATACGTTGGGAAATTTGTTTGGATTCTTTATTGATATAGTCAAAGCAACCGGAACCGCATTAAAGGGAGCGTTTACGTTGGATTTTGACGACGTTAAAAAAGGGTTGTCAGATTATGCAGCCGCATACGGAAATTTGGTAAAAGCACAAGTAAAGGACATTACCCAAAATTTTAAAGATGGGTTGGATGATATGCAAAAGGAAATAAAGCCGATAACAATCCCCGTTTCCGTAGGAGATACGCCAAAAGAACCGACCGGGAACAAACCCGTAACAACACAGAACCCAACCGTAACGCCGATGGGTAAAAGCGATGCGGAAAAGGCAGCAGAACAGCAAGCAAAACAAATTGAGGCGGCATATAAAAAGAATTTGGAAGCAACCCGAAAATTGCAGGATGCACAATTGCAGTTGGAAACCGACGAATGGGCAAAGCGTCGCCAACAAACGCAATATCAGTATTCCCGCCAAATTGAGGATTTACAACACCAATTGCAGACCGAAAAGGATTTGAACGAAACCGGACGTCAAGCGATAAACGCCACAATTACGGCGTTGGAACAGCAACAAACCGAGGCGTTATTGAAAATCGAACAAGACCGACAATTGCAGGAATTAGCGTTACAGAAAGAAAGCATTGAATTACGTTTGCAAGCAGTCAAAGAGGGAAGCGAGCAGGAAAAACAATTGCGGATGCAGTTGTTGGAAAACGAAAGACAAACCGCATTATTACAGAACCAACAGAAACCGACCGGGCAACAGCAGGACGCCGCGGCGATTAATGCAAGTTTTGACGCAAAGGGAGCCGGAATTGCGGACGAATATTTGCAAGCGCAATTACAGATATTCGACCAACAACAAGCGTTGGCACAATCGGAGTTTGATTTGTTGAGAAATTCAGAAGCCCGGAAAACTCAATTCCGTTTGCAAGCAGAAAAGGAACGTTTGCAAAAGGTTTTAGAATTAAATCAGCAAGCCGCCAATAAATTGTCTGATGTTGAGGTACAAACAAATCAAAACACTATTAAAAAAATAGACCAAGAAATTGAGCAATCCAAAGGGGAGGAACGAGGAACAGACATTTACGGTTTGTTTGGGCTTAATTTGGACGACGACCAAAAAGAGGCAATTAATACGTCTATGCAATACGCATTGGATGCGTTAAATACATTCACGGCGGCACGTGTTGCCGCAGCAGATGCAGCCGTTGAGCAAGCGGATAAAGAGGTTTCCGCCGCACAATCGGCGTTGGATGCAGAATTGGAAGCAAGGGCAAACGGGTACGCCAATAATGTTGTACAAGCGCAAAAGGAGTTGGATTTGGCAAAGAAAAACCAAGAAAAAGCGTTGAAAGAACAACAGAAAGCGCAAAAACAGCAGGCAGCAATACAAACATTGCAGCAAATCGGAAACATGGTAACAGCAACGGCGTTGATATGGTCGCAATTAGGTTTCCCGTTTGCAATACCTGCAATTGCCGTAATGTGGGCGAGTTTTGCAGCGTCTAAAATCAAGGCGGCGCAATTGGCAAAACAGACCGGAGAAACCGGAGGAACGGAAACATACGGCGACGGTACCGTTGAACTTTTGGAGGGCGGTTCGCACCAAAGCGGAAATGATATTGATTTAGGAACGAAACCGGACGGAACCCGCCGGCGTGCCGAGGGAGGCGAATTTTTCGCCGTGATAAATAAACGAAGTTCACGCCGTTTCAGAAAGATAATACCGGACGTTATCAATTCGCTAAACAATGGTACGTTTGCACATAAGTATTTAAAATCCTATTCAGACGGCGACGGTTTGACGTTAAACGTTACCGGACAAAGCCCGGATTTACGCAATTTGTCGGATGATGTAAGGGAAATTAAGGAACAGAACCGACGACGGGTTTACGTGGATGGCGACGGAAATACGATTGAAAGTTACAAGAATTTGAAACGTAAAATAAAAAGACTATGACACCAAAATATAGATTCTTTTTGCAGATAGGGGAGGACGGAACCAAACAAACCGTCTGCCCCAATTATAAGGATGATTTAACGTTGGATTATGAGTTGGAAACAAATCAAAGGTTTTACCGGGCTAAATTGTCCGGTAAAATAAACTTTGTCCGTGCTGATTACGATATTATCAATAACGCCCCGTTTGATTCTGAATTTTTCCTATATATCGAAAAAAGCGATGATTGGGGACAAACATACAATCAATACTATAAAGCAAAGTTTATGAAAACGGATTGTACGTTTAATGATGATGATAAATTGGTTACGGTACAGCCGGAAACAATAGACCAATACAACGACGTTTTGGCAGGATTGGAAAAGGAATACAATTTAATTGAGTTGGCCCCACAAATCGAATTTCTTACAATAAGAAAACGCCCATTGATACAAATATACGTTCCCGGAGATAGTATTGTTTCGTGCTTTTTGGGCGGCACGAATTGGGAACAAGACGCAAACGCCACGACTGACCAAAACGCATTAATACAAACCTATCATTTTGCACTATGTAATATTTTGAAAGAAATACAAATTACGTCGCAAGGTTCCCCGGCGGTAATATCCGGGCTTTATAGTGGGCGGATGTCGACGGGTGTAAGTCCTGATGAATTTATGGGAGATTTATACCCGGAATTAAATGTAAATTATTATATCCATATTGCACAAAAACGAGTTGCGGGTGGGCTACCTATTGGGCTAGCAGGGGTTGAGATACGCCGCCGTTCTGATGATGTGGCAATGTTCCGGTATACAAAGATGACGCAAGAACCTTTTGATACGTTGGAATTTGATTTAACCGCCGTTGAGGGTTCCGGAGCAACGGGTACGATGCACGCCGATATGAAAAGTTATAATATATACGCCCGATATTTGGTTGATGTTGATAAAATAGACGATTTAGATACATACCCGTTGTCGTCCGATGATATTGTAGATAATAATAGAAATTACCGCCGGGCAATTGGTTACGCAATCGACGTGGCATTTATATCTAATAATTTTTCAGATACGCCGACCGAGTGGGGATTAGCCGACAGTGGAAAGTATTTTGAGTCGCCTTATTCCATATATGGACAAACGTTTTATCCAATTGCCCGGTCAACGTGGCGTTATGCGTCGTTATGGTTTGGGTTTTATCTGATGGATTGGATATTAGAGGAAAAAGCCCGAAAAGCATATACTTTGCGTGATGCGTTTACATTGTCGTCATGTATCAATGTGCTATTAAAAGAATTTGCGCCCGGAATAACGCATGAAGCGACGCCGGAATACAGCCAATTTCTTTATAACACAAACAATCCTATTTCCGGGAAGTCATTTAAGTTGCTAATAAGTCAGAAAAGTAATATCATTAATGGCGAATATAAAACCCCGGCGCAAAAAGCCCCGATTACATTACAACAGATTATGACGATGTTACGGGATATTTACAAATGTTATTGGTATATTGAGGACGGAAAATTTAAAATTGAACAGGTAAGTTGGTTTAGAAATGGCGGTTCGTATGGATATAACCCGATTATTGATTATGATTTAACACAATTAGAAAACGTTAGGAACGGCAAAAAATTAGCTTTTGCAACGTCTGAATATTCATTTGACAAAGTAGAAATGCCGGAACGTTATCAATTTGAGTGGATGGATGATGTAACAACACCATTTGAGGGTTTACCAATAGAAATTACGTCCAAATATGTAACAGCCGGAAAGATAGAAGAAATAAATATTTCCAATTTTACGTCTGATATTGATTTGATGTTGTTAAACCCCGGTGCAATTAGTTCGGATGGATTCGCATTGTTTGCGGCGGTTACACCGTCCGGCGGAGGACAATTGGAATTGCCGTTTACAAGACAAACCGTTGATAATGTAGAATACTATTTGCAAAACGGTTATTTAACGTTTATCAATATACAACCGACATATTGGGTTTATGATATGCCCGCACGGAATTTCAAAATAAATAATTCCCCATATTATGCTATGGGAGGATTGGAACGTAAAAAGAAACAAACATTGAATTTCCCGGCAGGAACCACAGACCCAAACCCGATGCTGTTAGTTAAAACATATATCGGTAACGGTCAAGTTGATAAACTTTCAGTAAATTTGTGTAGTCGAAACATTAAAGCAACGTTGAAATATGATACAGAATAACAATATAAGCGTTTTACCGTGGTACACGTCAATAAATGAACAGAACCACCGTAAAAGTTACGCATACGGGCAAATATACCCATTGTTCGCACCGGCTGATAGATTATTGCCGTTTCAGATAATAAGAAATACCCGTTCAAATTCTGTTACGTCTGTTATTCTATATGATAAAACCGGAAAACAAATTGCAAATATAACAACATACATGAGGGAAGCCGGATTGCGAGTTGTCCGGTTTCAGTCGTTGGGATATGATGTAATATTATACCCGGCAATATTACCCATGCCGTTAAATCAGTTTGACGGAATTTATTATTTGCGGTTATCTGATGGCGTACAAACGTGGTATTCAGAAATGTTTACCGTCGTACAAGATGTTTCCGGTTACTTAAAAATACAATGGTGGGATATTGAAAATTTGGTATTTGACGCCGGGCAAATAGTATATAAAAACCCGGATTTCAAAAATACGTTGTACCTTTGTACAGAGTTGGGAAAACCGGATTATGAATTTGAAGAGGACGGCGAAGAACGGGACGGGTATTTTTTTCCGGAAAAACAAATATCAGTCAAAACGTTTAAATGTACGATATTGGCACCGGAGTTCCTTTGCGACGTTATGCGTTTTATCCGTATGGCTGATTATATTCATATAACGGATAAATACGGCAGGGAATACGATTGCGACACGTTTTTAATTACCCCGAAATGGCAAACGCAGGGAGATTTGGCAAGCGTGGAAATTGAGTTTAAAACAAATACCGTCGTCAAGAAAATAGGACGTGGCTATATAATAGCAAAAAAAGGAGATTTTAACGGCGATTATAATAATGATTTCAAAACTGATTAAAAAATTAAATTATGGGAAATTACGAACAACTAAAACAAGCGGTTTCAGACGTTATAAAAACAAACGGAAACCAAGAAATTACCGGAGCAATAATGAAGAATACATTGTTGACTATTATCTCAACTGTTGGATATAATTCAACTTTTGCAGGTATCGCAAAGCCAACAACAAATCCGGGAACACCCGACCAAAACGTGTTTTATATCGCAGGGACAAATGGAGTATATTCTAATTTTAATGCAATAGAATTAAACAACGAAATAGCTATATTGACAAATGAGGGCGGAAAGTGGGTAAAATTAGAAACAAATATTGCGTCAACGGAAAAAATAAATTTATTGGAAAAAGAAGGACGTGAAATAACTTTAGTTGATGATTTAAAAAACACAAATAAAAGTCTAAAAACAGATGGAACACTAAAAGACGCCGGAAATTGGTTTACATATTATAAAGTTCCAATAATTAAGAATGACATATTTGTCGCTGAATTTTCAAATATACCAATGTCAGAAGGAACAACAGCATGTGTAGTATATAATACGCAAGGAAGTGTAATAGAAACTATAAATAATAAAAAAATAGAATATACTTTTACAGAAGATGGATTTGTTTCATTTTGTTTTTACGGTTCTTCTAATTCCTATAATATATATTCTTTTAAACACTTAAACAATACAATAAAAGAAATAAAAGATGGAAAAGCACTTTATAACTTAGATTATGAAAAACCATTATCCGGTTCATATTATACAGAAACAACAGCAAGAGCAGCCGTTCCAACTGATATAAGAAAGTTAGGATTAATCATAACATATAAAACTGATGCAACAACAAACATAACAGAACAATTTATTGGTTCAAGTATATCAGCCTGGACAACAGCGGGTAATTGGAAAAGTTTAGGTTCTTCAAATGATGATAGTTTAAAAGAACAAGTAAGACAATTACAAGAATTTCCACCTACATTGCCGTGGTTCGATAGGTTTGGCGGGAATTTATCTGATGTAACAGCAGACCTAAGTTTAATTGGTAGGACTTTAAAAGATATATGGTTTGAGTTTCCCAATGGTAAACCGTCATGGTGGGATAGCAGGCAACCGCAGTTACGTGCATATAATGGGTATGGCTTTGGTAACGAAATAGATGCAAGATTTATTATTTATTTTAGGGAAAGAAAAGAAGAAACCTATACTAATACATATAATTACCAATATCGTGGCCCACGATATAAAGGTGAAATTGAACATTTTAGATTGGCTATTAAATTAGGCGGTAGTTCAGAGCCAACATTTTACATGAATGTTGTAATAGATACTTTACTACTTATGCCGATTGAAGGTACAATATTATCCTCCATAAATTCACAAAAGATTCAACCTATGATATTAAAAAATACGGGTACTTTGTATAATGTAGGCGGTAATGATTTTGTAGAAGAAGCCCCGGAGGATGGTAATGAATATGTAAGAAAAAATAAAGAATGGGTAATTCCAACATTTAATATTGTGGGTATTCCTCAAATATTTAATACATCTATTCAAAAAAAACAAAGTGATGAAACTCTAAGATTATTGTTCTTTGGTTCATCATGGAATATGTGTATGTGGTGGTATCTTAACAAAATAATACAATCAGCAGGAATAAATGCAGAAATAACCGGATTTTATACCGGGGGAGCATATTTTTCACAATGGATAGATAGGTATAATAATAATGAGGCAGTTGATTGTTGGAAATCTGTAAATGGTTCGGATTGGGAAAAGACAACAGCAAACTTTAAAGATACCTTAAAAGAAAATTGGGATATTATAGAATTTCAACAAGGTGCATACCAGTCTATAAAATGGGAAAAAGAATGGGAACCGTATTGGTCACAACTTGTAAGTATAGTTAAAAGAAATTGTTTAGGAAAAACACTTATAGCTTTTAATTGTTCTTATACACCGGGAATAAATGGAAATTTAAGTCCATATCCTAATTCTAAAGAGGGGCAAAAACAATGGCAGCAATTAAATTATGATAATACAAAAAAATTTATGGCTTTAAGTGGAATATTTAATATTTCCCCCGGAGGTGCAACAATGTGGTCGTTGCGTCGTGATACAACTATTAATACAGAAGATTCTAAAGACTTATCTTCAGATAATTTGCACCCCGACAATGGATTGCCAATTTATGCGTTAGGAGGAACATTTTTTGAAACGTATATTTCACCTATGTATAATATATCATTTGATACAATTGAATGGAAACCGGACACAAGCACACAGAAAACACCATTTAATTTTGGATATAAAGAGTTAACGGACGAAAATAGATTAAAAGTAAGAGAAATTATTAAATTATCGTTGTCTAATAGATTCGGATTTAATGAATTAGTATGATAAAAAAGATTATTTATAACAGCAAATTAGCCCATTTAATATTATGGGCTAATTATACAACAATAACTTTGACGGCATTTGTCTTTACTGAATTTAAAGACAAAAACGAAATGCCTCAAAGTGTACGCAATCACGAATGTACGCACGCCCGTCAGTGGATAGAAATGTTTTTTGCCGGATGGGTAATAATGTTTATATTGCAATTGATATTTGATATATCGGCATGGTGGTATATATTGCCGTTGTTTTCTTTTTATATTTGGTATGTTTTGGAATGGTTCTTTAAATCATTGTTCAAATTAAAGAACGCATACAAAGACATATCATTTGAAAAGGAGGCTAAAGCGTCAGAAAACGACAATTGTTATTTGGAAAATATGGGTTATTTTGAATGGCTTAAATATTATGGAAAGAATTTTTAATTGGGAACAATGGCGTATTATTGCCATTTCCACGGTTAGCCCGTTATTTGTTATGTAACACCAACAAAGGTTTTTGTTGTTAGGGAATATTTGAAAAAAAATATTTTATCAAAATATGCAAAGTTTAACCCGGTGCGGAACAATCCGCACCACAAAAAAGACCGATGGAAAAGTATTTTTATTTCATTCAACACGACATGAAAGTTTGTTTGATAATAATCTTTGTATGTTGTGTTTTTGTAGTATTTGCGACATTCTTTGATTTTTGGACGGCATACGAAGCCGTGAAAGCGAGAAAAGAAAAATTAAGCAGCCACCCGATGCGGAAAACCGGGCAAAAAATCATAGACTATTTGCGTTTAGTTTTATACGTATTGATGATTGATGTTTTGGGGCTTATGGTTTTTCCTTTTTACAGTATTCCATTTTTTGTTGTATTACTGACATTGGGTATTCTATTAAGGGAGGGTTGGAGCATGAAAGAGAATTACGAACTCAAACAAAGCAATGCAGTTGAGGCAATAGATATGGCGGCGGAAATAGTCAAGTGTATAACGAAAGAAGAAGCCGAAAAGCTAATAAAGGCGATTAATGATAAACATAGTATTAACAAGAAAAAATTCAAATGATTATGGCACAATTAAAGCAATTATCAGCAGGCAGTAGCCAAATTATTATGATGATGTTCCGGGATAAGAACAACGCCCCAATTAAGGCGGATTCCGTACACGTCAAAGGTTCGATTTTTACCGGAAGCGGTAAGCCGTTTGAATTTGAGGTAAACAAAGGGGTTTGCACCAATTGTAAGATTCAGAACGATATGTTGTTGTTTAATATCGTTCCGCTTTTGGGTTTGGGGCAAATGCAGGTTTATACGCAAACTTTTTTGGGCGATGCAAAAGCAATAACCGGAACATACATTTCAGAGAACCAACAGAAATTGGGCGTTGAAGTGGTTCAGAAAGGTACATTCCTTTCAGATAGACAGGGCGCAATGTGGGTTGATGTATATTTGCCAATAGAAATTAATGATGCAGCACAAATTCCGTGGGTTCCGGCAGGAGCGGACGAACAATGGATTAAAGATTATTTGGATAAGTATGTAAAAACCCCGGCGTTTGCCGCAACGCTGGCGGCATTGGGCGGGGCAAGCAAAAACCTTTCAAATGTTGATGCAAAAGACTTTGAGAAAAAAGCAAAGGACGGTAATTTTGCTCAGAATGATTTAGCGGACGTAGATTTGGCAAAACTCAAAGAAAAAGGTTTGGCGGCAGGATTGGCAGACGCAAAGAACCCAATAAGCCCAACAGAGTTTGACCGTATGATTAAGCAAAATGCGGCTTTTATTGCATTGTCTAAAACAGCGCACCCGGCAACAGCAGGAAAGACAAACGAGCAGATTAAGGCGTTATTCTATGCCAACCGCCAAGAGGTACAAAAGGGGGTAAATCTGAATACAGACCCGTACAACAAAAGTACAACTTTGTTGTTGGTTTATCAGATGAGCAACAACCAAACAATTCAACAGACATTGCCGCCCGTATCGGATAACCGTATTATCATTTTGGAACTTATACAAGAACCGGGGGCAGCCAATTATAAGGCGATAATTAGCCCGGCAGGCGGAGAAAGTATTGATGGGGCAAATACACCAATAACCGTTACAAGCAATGGGATTGCAGGCATTTTTTTGCCTATTCAGAACGAAAATACGTGGGATTTTATTCCGTGGTATAAAACTATTGATAGCAGCCTAACAACAAGCGATGAGCAGGGAAATATCGTGTTGCAGACAAAGAATTTACGATTCAAAAAACCATTTTATATTGAATACGACAGTGACACAGACGAAGCAAATGTAAATTTGGGCGATGTTCCATTTCTGTTTAATGATAAAATAACAAAAAAATCATTCAAAGCAACAGAGGTCGGAAGTATGGATGGAACGGTTCGCATTGCACAAGTTGGAAATGGACAAACACCCGATGGCGACCCGATTTACAAGGCTGATTTATCCGTTGTTCCAGAAAAAGATGCGGAGGGAATATTGGCTATGTTAGGAAATGATGAATTGGTAAATTCTAAATATCCAAAATCCCGATTGTGGTTTTCTGATTTGAAAGTCAAAGGCGGTATTGCTGTATATCAAGATATGCAAAAGAAATCTTTCGTTATACAAGATATTGACCCGCAGGACGACCCCAATATATCCGGAGGAACAACCTTTTTAATTGGCTTGTATATTGAGCCAACGCAATATGGGGATAACAGAATTACGCAGGACGGTTGGATTAGACTTGAATTCGTTGACGACACAGATACCCCGTTATTGGACGTTAACGGCAATCCTATGGCAGTTCAAATTGACTACAATGCGGGCGATGAGCAGCGAAAAGAATTGTATTTAGGAGAGTGTCAAGCCAAAGCATATACTGATGTTCATTTGCGTATAGAAACCAATTTCCCAAATGAAGAATTATTGTCTATTGGGGCAAATTCATGTGTGTTGATTCAGTCAGTAGGCAAAGACTATGGAGTAGGAAAGGCGTTGTTGGCATTTATGGCATTTACCGGGTATCAAGTAAAGATGAACAACAAGTATTACGGATATAATTCTTTGAACCTTGCAAGGACATTGATTTTCCCCGAACCCGAAACGGAAATTAACAATGATGTTACATATATGGGGGATAATACATATTTGTCAGTTAAGACAGCAGCAAAGGTAAGTATATCTAATAATCAACTAATTGTTAAAGATAATAACAAGGATTTGCCCGTATTTTCTTTGTTTAAGCGATATAACAGATTTGACACCTTTGTTTGCCGTGGTAAAAATTACAAAGCTACCGTTAAAATTACAGACAAACAAAATGCCTTTGTGGTTGCATTGATGAAGTACACCGGGTCGGAAAATGTAGCACCAACACCGGAATTGGTAAGTTACAATAACGACCAACCGCAATTCAATGCAGGATGGAGCATTTCTGACAAATTATTTATATCAGAGGATGCAGTGAGCGGAATCCATGAAGCAACAAAAACGTTTGTTGTTCCTACTGACGCAAAGGAATTTGCGGTAATTATATTCCCTAATGCTTCGCAGATACCAACAACTATGGTATTGAATGATTTTGAGGGGGATATAACCCCGTGGTTTAATCGAATGGTAATAACAGATAGTTCGCATATTTCGGAAAAATATTTGGAGTATCAGAAAGACTATGCAAAATTTGTTGTTATGACCCCGGCAGGTGATGCAAGTTACCGATATACATATAACAAGATTGCAGGAAATATACCTTTGGGAATTAAAAAGGGTTTGGCGTTGGTAAGCAACAATAACGCATGGGCAGACCCCGGAGCGTCTGACCCAAACAAAGTTCAAGGAGATTTATTGGCGGAGGCAGACGGAATTATAACAATTCAGTATTCCGGGCAGGCATACAACGAAACAAGCACAATGAATGAGGCAAATTTTTGGGCTGTAAAGGTTGCGCCGGATGGTTCATTAACGGAAGTTTCAAACAGCCGATATTCAACAACCATTGAAGCAAACAGAAAGATTGCCAAGAACATTCAGTCTAAAAGTATATCATTCCCAATTCAGCAGGGCGAGTCAGTTAGATTTTTGGCTAATTCAAATATTGATGACGGCTTTTATCTGCAAAGCGGAACAGACGGAAAACCTTTGTTTGAGGTTATTATAAACTTCAAAGAAATGGTAGGTATGCCGTTTATACCGGATGAGTTAGAAAAGGGGGCAACAGAATTTTATGAATAATAACCGGGGCGAAAAGCCCCATAAAACAAAATAAAAATGGATAAGATAATTATATTAGATGCCGGACACGGCGTGGATTGCGCCGGAAAACGTTCCCCCATTTGGGGCGACGGTTCCCAATTGTTAGAATGGGAGTTTAACCGTGATATTGTACGCCGTATTGCGGCGATGTTGAAAGCGGAGGGAATAAAGTTTGAAATTTTGGTACCGGAGGACAACGACGTATCATTATCGGAACGTTGCCGCCGTGCTAACGTGATATATGACGATTGCGGGCAGAACGCCGTATTGTTCAGCATACACGGGAACGCCGGAGGCGGCACCGGATGGGAATGTTATACAAGCGTCGGCAAAACGAAAGCCGATGAAATTGCAACCGTCCTTTGTAATGAGGCAGAAAAGGAGTTTGCCCCGGATGGTTGGAAAATGCGTTTCGACCATTGCGACGGCGACCCGGACAAAGAAAGCCAATTTTATATTCTGAAACATACGGTTTGCCCGGCGGTATTATCTGAAAATTTCTTTTTTGATAATGAAAAGGATTGCCGTTTTATGATGAGCGACGACGGAAAAGAAAGGATTGCAAAGGTACATTTTGAAGCAATAAAGAAAATTGTATGAAAAAGTATTTGATTTGGGCGGCAATTGCGATGGTAGTTGCCGCCGTTGCAACAATATGGGTGCAACGAACGAAAATTGAAAAATTGACGGACGAACGGAACAGATACCGGGGAAATACAGAAACATTGTTGCAGGACGTCGAAACGTACAAAACAAAGGATAGTTTGAACGCCGCAAAAGTTGGCGTTTTGGAACTGAAATTGTCGGAGTTTGAAAGATACCGGGCAGACGATGCAGCATTAATAAAGACGTTGCAGGTAAAGAACCGGGAATTGGAAGCATTAACAAGCGCACAATGTCAAACGATAATTGATTTGCGGGGAACCGTCCGGGATAGTTTGGTATATGTTGACCGGGTTGTTGTTGATACATTACGATGTATAACAGCCGCCGACAAATGGTTTTCTTTTGATGGATGCGTTAACCGGAAAAATGAGTTTACCGGGAAATTTGTAAATCGGGATAGTCTGATAATTGCAGCAACCGTAGAATATAAAAGGTTTCTTAATTTTCTATGGAAAACAAAGAAAGTAAAGAACCGGGAAATTGATGTTGTCTGCAAAAACCCGCATACAAAAATAATGGGGGTTGAATACATTGAGATTGAAAAATAACTATCTTTGTATCGAATTACATTTGACCATATAAATAAAGATTGTTTTCAATGATTAGCCGGGTTACCCCCGGCTTTTTTCGTTTTGCCCATTTTTAGCCCCGTGGCGGGCTTTTCTTTCCCGGATGGATAAATTACACATTTCGCCCGAAAAAGTGGCTTAAATCGAAAATTCGACCAAAATAACTATCTTTTGAACCAAAAACAGAATTTTTTGCCATTTTCCGATAAAATAAAAAGAAATTCTTTTGGTAATTAAAATAAAGGTTGTATATTTGCATTGTCAAACAACAACGACTGGGCGGGTTCCCAGGGAAAATAAAATGAGAACATTATGAGAACAAAATTTGTTGAGACCGAAAGCAGATACCAAGCAAAGAAACAATGTCCATGGGCGGAAAAGGTTACAAAGGTATGCGGGGGCTATATGTGCTTTGAATCTTATTATGATTATCAAATTTGGAAAAATCAAAAGTAACAAACAGCCGGGGAGCAATCCCCGGTTTAATACTTAAAAGCCATGCGATACGCACTAAGAAAGCAGGATAAAATAAAAGCAGTATTGGGCAATGAATATTTGGAAAACAATATTCTGCAAAGCCTAAATAAATACTTTGGTAATAACGACGACGACCGGATTTATTCAGACATTGAACCGGACGGGTACGTTACGGATTACGGCAACAAATACCCATTGTTGAGGATAAACGACGTTGCAAACAGCGACGCAATGTTAGAATTTGCCGTTATGGGGCAAATGTACGATGTATTGAATTTGTCTTATGTTGGTAGAATGAAAGGTTAAAATATGGACGTGATAATATTAATTTTCTTTGTATTATTAATTGCAACGTCCCAATACCGATTGACCATGCGTTTAACAAGGCCGGCGACGCATATATTGACATAACATTTGAATTTGCGTTGCATGAAAACCCGTCAATATATGAGTACGTAACATTTGGCGAGTACGACGCAAAGACCATACGAAAAGCAGTATTGGAAACCGGATATTACGGCGAAATTTACAAATGGTTGTATTATCAGAGTAAGAAATAAAAAGCCCCCCGGCGTCATAAATCAATATGCACCGGGGGAATTTTACGCAGTAACCGAGAGCGATATTTGGTTGATGCGGTATTGCAAAGGTAGATTAAAAATCCGATTATCCAACGCACCTCGCAAAAATGATTTTAGAAACAAAGATATATTTTTGGAAAATAGATAAATGAAATACTATTGCATTTGCAAAACCAAAAAATAATATTTATATTTGCAGAATAAAATTAGTAGTATGGAAATTTGGAAAGAAATAAAAGACTATGAGGGGTTATATGAAGTAAGCAATTACGGGCGTATAAAGTCATTAGATAGCAATATAATTTTGACGCCTTGTAAACCCGCAACGTCCGGTTTATGTGTTACTTTATCAAAAAACAGAGTAAATACGAAGTTTCAAGTTAGCCGATTAGTTGCGGCGGCTTTCATCCCGAACCCGGAAAACAAACCATACGTTGACCATATCGACGGGGTTAAGTATCATAATTTTGCAGACAATTTACGTTGGTGTACGCAAAAGGAAAATATGAACTATAAACCCGCAAGGCGAAATAAAATTAAATATAATTGCCAAATAGTCGGATATGGAGCGGACGGGAAAGAATGTGTTCGTTTTGACAATTATATAGATGCGGAAAAGCGGGGTATGTACAGACATTTGATAAAAAAGAGTGTCGATACCGGGAAACCATATAAGGGAATTTTGTATAAAGAAGAAAAATAAAACCTACCGGGGGGAATACCCGGCAAAGATATGAGAGTAAAAGAAAGCAAAGAATTAAACGAGTTGGCGACCCTTTCCGGGAAACCCGCCAAACAGGTATCCGACATTATCGTTTCGGAATTACTCAATAAAAAAATAATTGAGGAAACGCCGGACAATTGGGGTTGCCCGATTTCCGATTGTTACGAACGGGATATTACCGTTGTTGAGATTGCCGGGGTTATACGTGCAATTGGTATCAACGTTGTAAAATCGGTACATTTGGACGCATTATTGGAATGTGTGTTGATTGGCGACGGGGATTGCCCGGAGTGTGGCGGCGAAATGGAGGTTACGGACGGCGAATATAAGCAAACAGGCGGGGACGGATATATTACGCCCCCGGAATATACCCCAATTTGGGAGGAAACAACGTATACGCATTGCGGATACAAAGAGAGTAACGAACCGAGTTATTAACAATAAAAATTAAAGTTATGGCATTGAAATTAAGAGTAAACGAAGCAATCGCCCGTTCCGAGGCGAACGGGAAAAAGGTTTTGAAAAAAGACATTGCCGTCCGTCTTTTTGAGGGTGCAAGCGAGAGCGCACAACAGGTAAACATGACGAATTTATGTAACGGCACGACCAAACGGATTGTCCCGGAATGGGTAGTAATAATTTGTGAAATGTGCGGTTGTTCCGCCGATTATCTGTTTGGAATGGAGGATTAAAACCATGAAAAAGAAGTTTATCGAAAAAATGGAAAAGATGGTTGATGTTTTCTTTTCCGATGCGTGGCAAGCAAAGGTTTTTGCAATGATATTTAGCATTTTCGGAGTAATATGTTTTATTGCCGGATTTTGGAATTATATCCATTTTTTGTTTTCTGCAATGTGTGGATTAATGGTTTATGTATTGTTTAACGAATTAAAGAGCAAATAACATGAGAGCGAAAAAGAAACAGCCGGAAAACCCGGAAAAAAGTATTGCAAACACAATGGGTAACGCAGTAAATGCGGTTAAGAAGTTGGCGGAAGCAATGGGACAATTGCCCGCCGATAAATTCCCGGAAATAAACGATGAACAACAGATTGTCCCCGGATTGGATGCCGTCGAAATAGAACAGCCCGCCGGGGCTTTTGAAATTGTGCCGGGCATGACGGTTGAGGAAATGACAGCAATGTTTTTTGATGGTGCATTAATCGAACCGCCGTATAAAGTATGGCAGCTAAACAGCAAAGGACACCGATATTATTACAAGTTTGACGACAACGGAACCCCGGAATTTTATCCGTCAGTTACAACCATATTATCGCAGACAATGCCAAAATCGGAATTTCTGATTAAATGGATTGCCGACAAAGGTATTGACGAGGCGGAACGATACAAAGCAGAACGGGCGGCGTATGGTACATTTATGCACGCCCAATTTGAGGAACTTATAATTAACCGGGTTTATGATTTGGACGGACTGAAAGCCAAATTGAAAGATTATATTGATAACAACAAATTGCCAGCCGATTTCATTTATTACGCTGATGATTTCAAAAAGGACATATTGGCATTTGCGCAATTTGTTTTGGATTATGACGTTAAACCGTTAGCCGTGGAAATTGCGTTGGTACACCCCGTTCATAATTACGCCGGAATGATTGATTTGCCGTGTACGATGTTATCAAAGCCCGGTTCAAAAGAATACATAAACGCAATTGTGGATTTTAAAAGCGGGCGCAAAGGATTTTACGAAGAAGCGGAAATTCAGTTGCATTTATATGCGATGATGTGGAACGAAAATTTCCCGGATATTCCGATTGACCGTGTTTTCAATTTCAGCCCGAAAGATTGGCGAAAGAAACCGACGTACAATTTGAAAGACCAAACAGACAGCCCGAACGCAAAGAAAATCCCGTATCTTTTGGAGTTGGCAGCAATTGAGGACGAAAAACGGAATAATACATTTACGGCGGTTTCCGGGGAAATATCATTGGATAACGAACCGGATTTGACAAACAATATTGTTTCGCTGACGTTGGCGGAACTTGTTAAAAGCAAAGCCCCGGCGGAAAAGAAAAAGCCGGAACCGGAAAAAGCCGTTACCGTTGAGGATTTGAAGAAAGACCCGGAACCCGAACCACAACCGGAACCGGAGGAAAAGAAAACCAAGACCGTAAAGAGAACCACACGAAAAACGGCAAAAACGGCGGAAAACAAGCCCGTCAAGGAAAAGAAAACCGCAAAACGTACAATTACACCAAAAAAAGAAAAAGTGGCTAAAATCGAAGAAAAACAGCCTAAAAAGCCGGAACCCGTGACAAAGAAAGATTTGTTGAATACTGAAATTGATATTTGATTATGAAAGGACGTATAAACATAAACAGACCAACCACCGGCATACAACGTGTTGTTTTGCCACGTGTGGGGTTTATCAAAGTAGGGTACAAGGAAAAGGCGGCAAACGGCAAAGAATACCCAAAAAGCGTTAATTATTTTATACCAACCGGAAAGTATGCAGGATTGTTTACGAAAGCATACGGCGAGAAACCGCAAACAATACAGATTGTTTTCCCGGACGACGCCCCGGAAAAGGTTTGCAATGAAATGTACGAATACCGGGACGACGACGGGCGACGCATAGCATACGGCGACGGGGAAACGTTCTTTGTATGGAACGGAAAACAATATTGTCAATATAGTACAAAGGATTATCCCGATTTAATGGCAGGCGTTGCGCAAAAACACCCAAACCGGGCTGTTAAGAATGGCGGCGACGGATGGATTGTTACGTTGACCGTAACGTTTATTATTCCTTTGGTGCGTGGGGTTGCCGGGGTTTGGCAGTTCGTAACAAAGGGTACGGCGTCAACAATTCCAAATATCCGAGACACGTTCGACGCCATGTTGCAGGAACGGGGATTTGTTAAGGGTATAGTTTGGGATATGAACGTACAATTTGCCGTCTCTCAAAAGCCCGGCGACCGTTCCCGTTATCCGGTCGTTTCCATTGTTCCGAACGAAAGCGAGGGGAATTTGCGTAAAGTAACTGAAGCATTTAAGCCAATAAAATTGATAGAAGAATGAAGAAAATTATTTTGTTTTTAGTGATATCAGTAATGTGTGTAAGCGTGTATGCCCAAACTGTAGTAGAGGTTGAAACGTTGAAAGTAACAGACCTTGGGAACCAAAAATTGTGCGCTGCAAAGGTGAATGGGTGTATAGACCATTATTACATTATGCTTAAAACTAGTAATATATATCAAAAGTATATTACTGTTTACCTTGGGGATAAGGAGGAAGCTATAAGGTTACTCCGGTTTTTGTATGACTTAAATTCTAAGGGTGGAACCTATATACATCTGGAAAATAGGACTAACAACGTAGTTTCATGGAATAGATTAGGCTATTATACAGTATTCTCTGAGGGGAGGGCATTAAAAGGACATATAAGAAAGCAAAATATTAAGGGCTTTATCGCAGAATTAACCAATAATGTTTGATAATTCAAAAAAAACATCTATTTTTGCAGCATAAACAATCGACCGTTACCGATTGAAAGATATTTGCTAATTAGCTACAAAGCCCCTTTTAGATGTGTAACGGCTCTAATTGGGGCTTTTCTTTTTTATCTATGAAATACAACGAGTATTTACAAAAAGGGTACGCAACGTTAGATTTTAACATTGTACCAAGACAATTGCACGTTTATTGGTTGTGCAATGATGTTTCAAATGACATTTTGAGGGTAGGAATAACAAAGAACCCGTATTTGATAGCGGCAAAGATACCCGATAAAACACATTTAATTCTTTTCCAAGTTGACGACAAAGAAGAAGCCGAAATATTGGCTAATAGCATGATTTCGGATATTAGCCCGGACGGGCAAAGATTGTTTAATGTTTATACATTTGGGCAAGCAATTTACCGATTGCGTGAGGTTTGCAATAATTATGATTTGGAAAGTATTATACAAGCATATAATGCGGCAAACGGGGTAAATCAAAAACTATTTTCATATCAAGGGAAAAAATGGATATGTAAAAACGTTATTGATGATTATATTTCAATGGTTGAATATTTAAACAGCAGAGAAAATGAAAGAAAATAATTACATAACAATTCCCGGATTTTTACGTACCCGTTTAGATTTGAAAGGTAGTGAGTTGATAATAACAGCCCTTATTTATGGGTATTCGCAGGATGGCAATTCGTGGTTTATGGGAAAGACCGAATATATTGCAGAATGGGCGGGAATTACTGATAAAAACGTTTTGCGCAGTCTTAAAAGTCTGACAGAAAAAGGAATTTTGGAAAAGAAAGAAATGTTTGTCAATAACAAAGCGAAAAGATGTTATTATAGATTCAACTTTGAATGTGCCGAGTTACAAAACAGCACCGTAGCCGGGTATCAAAACGGCACCGTAGCCGAGTTACAAAACAGCACCGTAGCCGGGTATCAAAACAGCACCGTAGCCGAGTTACAAAACAGCACCGTAGCCGGGTATCAAAACGGCACCGTAAATAATAATATA